ACCAGTTTCTTCCTCGTTAGTTGTAGCATTAGCAGTATTAACATCGATAAAATCTAAAGGTTGTATTGTTTTAAAATATAAGTTTAATGATATACCATTTACAGCTAAAATAATATCTAAAGCATCTATTATTTCTATTTGGTATGGTCTGATAACAATATTATCAAATAATCTAGTTGCAGTTTCAATTTCATCTGCATTATTACTTAAACCACCACCTGTATCTCTAATTCCTAACAACATAGGACTTGTTACCCTATGCCCTACAATTAACTTTTCAAAACATTCAGTAGAAAGATACTCGTAGTGTGCAGGTGCATCGTTTAAAGGAATATCATCTACAGTAGTTTTGTTTTCTTGTGAGGCATTAAAAGATACAATTACTTTATCACCTTTAGCACCCGTTAATTTACGCTTAACATCATTTGCAATTTCTTGTCTTTTTTCTTCTGGTGGTATATTGTTATTAAAGTTAATTACCTTAGTACCACTAAAACCATTCATTACATCATTAATTAAATAATCTGCAATTTCTTCTTCTAATTTAGCGTATGGTAAAGCACCAGAATAATCTATCGGAGTGTAATAATGATACCCTGATACATAAGGTTTAATAACATAAATTTCTACTTCATTACCATTACCAAAACCAAAAGCAGGAATACGTTTTAAAACATCTCCATTTCTGTATTTAGTCCAATCGTGGTGATAATACCAAGCTTCAACTTCTCCTTTATCATTACATTTTTCGGCTCTTAAAGTATTCATAGGAAAATGCTCTACCGTAATTACTTTACCTTTTGAGTAAACAACCTGCATAGAAGCCATTCCTAATAACTTTCTTTCTAAAGCTACTTTCTTTAAGCAATCCCCTTTTATAATAGACATCATTTGTGCATACTGATCTGGTTTTCTATTCGAATCAGTTGCAGAAATACCTTTACCATATATCATATTGGTAACACCAGTAATAATAGCGTGGTTAGTATTAGAATAAAGATATCTATCAATTAAATATTGAAAGTAATTGTTATCAGTTCCGTATTGTACAAAATCTTTATTTTTGCTTTCTTCTATTATAGGAGATGTATAAGCACTTAAATTTAAAATGTGTATGTTATTCATAAATTATAAATTCGTTATCTGTAGTATGCTCTACATAAGCATCTTTATTTATAGTATAATCTGCTATAGTTTGGTTAGTGCAAAAAGCTAAACCTGTATAAACTACATTAGAATTATTTTTAACTTTAATAGTATAGTATTTATTTTCTAAAACATCTAAAGCTACACTAGTTTGAATATAGTATTTAGAAGCTGTAAATGTGCAATTAACTTCTGTTTCTACATTTGTTTCTTCATCAATCAAAACTATAGAAGTAGCAGTAGTACCATTTACAATAAATCGTAATGTTTGTACTCCTACTTGTTCTTTTAGTATTATCATTGTTTTATTTTAAAAATTAAAAAACTACAAATTTGTTATAACAAAAAAAGGGCAGCAAAAAGCCACCCTTTAAAAGTAATATAATTAAATATTAAGATCCAACAACAACAGTAAACCCTGCTCCTACTAAAGTATCTCCGATAAAGTTAGCTGGTACTGGTTCCATACCTGTTAAAGTTAAAGTATAACCAGAAAGATCTCCCATAGCACCACCTGTTACAATAGTACCACCAGTTACATCCATTCCGTGTTTTAATCCTGCATAAAAGAAATTACCATTGTTATCTTCAACAATAACTTGTGGACGACCATAAGCCATCAATTTAAGTTGTTTGTTATCTACAATAGATAATTTTTTAAATGTAAGAGCTAATACTTGCTCAAAGAATGTAGTTCCATTTTCCCTAGAACTATTTATATTTTGTGTAAATGTAGAAGCACCTTTTAAATCGTATTTATATGCTGTAGGAGTACCAGCTACATCGTCAATAACATCTGTATTAGTGCCATTGTAAGTGTAACCTGTAGCATCACCATAATTTACGAAATAAACAGCTTTTAATCCACCTACTGAATCTTTACAAGGTTCGATTCTACCTAATGAAATATCACAAGCCATAATTTATATATTTATTTTGAGTTATTAATAAAAAAAAAGGATGGTGTTTATTCCACCACCCTTTTAAGTTTAGTTTTGCTAATTATTAGTTAGCAGAGTTAGTGATTCCGTAAGTTACGATATCTTGTACGTTTCCGTATTGTACACCAGCAGTAAATCTAGCTACTACTCTTACATTTTCAGATCCGTCCAAATCTGCCATATCAATTAATTTAACAGTGTTTAGGTCATTTAATAAACCTGTACCGAAATATAAGTTAGATTTTTCAGCAGCAATAGCAGTGTTAGCAGCCATACCATTACAAACGAATATTTTAACACCATCAAAAGTAAGTGATCCGTTATTCCACCATTGAGTACCCATAGAGTTAGTACCATTAGCACCTAAACCAGAAGCTCCAAAACCACCTAAAGCACGTACATAAGCTTTAGCAATATTTTGAGATACATAGATATGTAAATCTTCTTTTCCGTAAAGTGCAGCAGGAAGTGCATCAACGATTTTTCCTAATTCAGTGATTACGTTTGCAGCAGTAACTGTAGTACCAGCAACTTCTTGTGCAGTAGGTAAAGCAGCATCAGCAGCTAACAAAGTAGCGAAACCTGCAAATTCTCCAGCGTTAGCGTTAACACCTCTCCAAATGTTTTGTTCTGTTTTCTCAGCAACTTTAGCAGCTACGTGAGATAAAATGTAATCAGCAAAGCTTGGAGGCATAGAGTCAAATGCAGAATATCCCATTTGTACCGCTTCCCAATCAGATTTGAAATCTTTTTTACAAAGTTGTAAGTTTACTTGAAACTCCTCTGGTTGTAAAATTCTTTCAGTTAAAGTTACAGTAGAAGTAGCATCAAAATCACAAGTTGCATCTTTAACGATTGCATCAGTAGCAAGTTTTTTAATTACTTCTTTGTATTTAACATTTGGTTTTACTTCGATACCACCATTTTCGATAGTAGAAGCTGATAATAATGCAGCAGAGATATATTTACCTGCAAATTCACCAGCATAAGTAGTTGTAATTGACGTTGTAGTAGCCATTTTTTTAGTGTTTAATTTTAGTTATTATTAATGTTTGCAATTTTACTCAATACAGTATCAAAAGTATTTCTAGTTCTGCTTTGTGAGTATAGGTTTAATTTAACCTCAGAAGTTGCTTCTGGGTTGTGTACTAAAGGTTGTGCAGATAACTCTACACCCTCTTCTTCTTTTACTTCTTTTAAAGAAGCTAATTCAGTTTTTAAAGCTTCAATTTCTGCTTTTAAAGCGTCTACTTCTTCTTTTGAAAAGTGTGATTCTCTAATTGTAGATTCGATAACTTTTTTAGGAGTAGCAGTTTCTGACATTTCTTGTTCAACTTCTACTTCTACTTCAGGTTCTTCAACCTCTACTTCAGCTTCAGGCATTTCTGCTTCTTTAACTTCAGCGATAATACCTTCTTCAACAACGATTAGCATCATACCATCCTCTAGTTTGTACTCTCCAACTGGTAAAGCGATACGATCTTCTTCGTTAACGATAAAAACAGGCATACCAGCTTCAAAAGCTTCAGCTTCTAAAACCGTTCCGTTATCTAACTTCATTTGGGCAAGTTTTACTTCCATTCCCAAAATGGTTTTGATTTGATTAATTACATTTGACATATTTATTGATTTAATTTATTAATTTATTAAGGCATTGATGATAATAACTTATCTGCTAAATTAAATTCTGTTTTATATTTAGCATAACCAACTTTTGCCTGTTCAAAATTTTTAGAAAAATTAGATGGAATTTCAAGACCTAACATTTTAGCTGCTTTTACTAAATCATTATACTCAGTAATTACGCTATCAAATGCTCTCATAGCGTCTTGTGATCTCACTTTAAAAGATAACAAACCATCTTTTGCAGCTTGTTTTCCTTTAAATGCTACATCTATTTTAGATTCTGCATTAGCAAAAGCTTTATTAAAAGAAGCTACATCAGCTAATTCAATTTTATGCTGTGCCAAATCTGTTTTAAATAACTTGTCTGTAATGTTGTTTAATTCGTTACGCATTGTTTTTGTTTTAAAAATTAATAATTATTTATTTGTTATATTTTTAACCTCTAGTGTTTACAATTACTCTAGCTTGGTTAGCATTAGTTACTTGACTAACACCTTGACTAACTAATGTACCTACACCTTGATTTAATAGATCACCATTACAGCATTCTGCTTTATAAGTTCCGTCATCACATAGACAACCTTTTCTTCCACCCTCTGGGCTTGTTTTACTTTTTGTTTTTTTCATTGTTTAATATTTATGGTTTTGAGTTCTTTGAATAAAATAAATCACATCGTGTAATTGACCTGAATGACTGGCTAATATTTTAATACTTAATCCATTTGTAATTACATCATCATCTGAATAGTATTGAAAAGTTTTAGCATAAGAGTGTTCTACATTATTGCCTTTAGGAAAAGTAATAATATCTCTTATCCTATCATAAGGTGTACCATTACCACTCTCTAAATACAATTCCATATATCCATTAGCATTACTTATTTTAGCTTTAAATGCTATTGTAATAATATATACATCGTTTTCAAACTCAGTTCTTAATTTATTATTAGAATAAAATGCAGTATCGGAGTGAATATGTGAATTAATTACATTACCTGAATTATTAGGCAAAGTAAAAGCAGTTGTATTAAACGAATAAGGCGAAGCAGAAGTATATTGTGTATCATCATATCTAGCCCAACCTAAACCCATTTTATCAGATTGTGGTGGGTATACTATTACTTGCTCATTATTGAAACCCATAAATAAAGCTTCATCAGTAACTAACATAGCACCTTGTTCGATGTTTACACTATCTACTTCCGTTTGAGTTGCTTCTTGTACGTGAACTTTGTATGCTGTGTTTATAGTTGTAGCCATTATACGTTTCTTAAAACTTGTTTAATTTGTTCTATTAAAATTTCTTCTTCTGTTAGTTCTTTGCTTAATTCTTTTTTAGATTCTAATTTGTCAGCAAAATATCCTTCAAGTGAAAACCCTTTAACTTTACCTGTTTTTACAAAGTCATTCCAAATTTCATCATTATCTACCTTAATAGAAGCCATCCAAGTACCAACTGGTACACTTAAATTATATAAAGCAGATTTGTCTTTAGTTAAATCTTCTACTATCCAAGATTCAACAACTGTTAAACCCTCAATAGCTTTTTGGTGTTCTAAAGTACTATTAGATTGATTGCCTTTCTTTAAAAATAATTGTGAAGCTTTTACTACAGTGTCTTTTGAAAAGTAAATGTAATATTCAGTATCTCCACTCTTTCTATAAATAGGTTTTTCTGGTATTAATACAGCACCCATTAATATCCGCTTTTCTTTAGATACTTCTGCAAGTTTAACTTCTTCTGCTTTTAAAGCTACAAAGTCCGATTCTATTGCAGGTGATTCTACTACGCTGATAGCTTCTACACCTTGCAATTCTTCGTTATCGTCTATAATTAATTCTATTAAGTTCATTTACTTTTTATTTAAAAATTAATATTATATTAAATTGTTATTTATCCTAATGTAGCGTTGTTTACTATGTTTCTATTTAAACTTTGTGCAGATGTTACATTACTAGCAACTACATAAGCTTGTACAGGTGCAACACCTTGATCGTTCATAACTTGTGCTATTTGATTTACACCACCAGCACCAACTACATTAAAGCTTGGGGCAGCAGGTGCGGCAGCAGGGGCTGTAGGCGCAGCACCGCCACCACCTGATTCTCCACCACCTGTTAATAGTTTTTTAGCTCTTGCTATATTTGATAAAATAGTAGCGGCACCACTTGCGTAAAATCCTATTTTAGTTGCTAAATAAACTGCTGGGGCAGCAGGTCCTGCAGTTGAAGCTGCACCCGCAGCACTTGCTTCAGTTCCTTGCATCATTTTTGAAAATGCAACAGCACTATCAACCCCTATCTGAACCAAAGCTAAAGCTTTCATAGCACCTTGCCCTGCTTTACCTCTAGCTATCCCTGCAGATTGTAAACCTGTTAATAAATCTTCACCACTTTTAGCAATAGAACCTACGGCATTAGATACATTTTGAAAAT